TATCTCTGACAATTCCTGTATGCGGGTCTGTAAGGTTCCAATCTGTATCATTGATTACTTTCTCCATAAATTCATCTGTGATGTTCACAGCATTAAATAAGTTAAAACATTTCCGATTGATGTCGCCACCAGTCGGTACTTTAAAAGAAATAAATTCTTCAATATCTGGATGACTGATGTCCAAGTAGGCCGCATAACTTCCTTTGCGTGTTTTGCCTTGTTTGTATGCAGTCATCTGAGCGTCAACCACTTTCATGAACGGTATTGGCCCCGGAGCTTTATTAGAGATACCTCTAACATTGCCCCAATGTCCTCCAACACCTCCACCCTTAACAGACAGCCATGCTACCTCAGAATTGTGATTAATAAGGCTATCAAGATTGTCGCCCACATAAGTAAGGAAACAACTAATAGGCAGGCCGCTGTTAGTTCTGCCATGTTCAGGTGCGTTCGACAGCACAGGCGACGAAAACATAAACCAACCTTTACTAGCATAGTCGTAAATACGTTGTGCCAAGTCAAAGTCATCATAGCAATAAGCCACTGAAGCACGTGCAAAGGCTTGCTGAGGACTGTTTTCATGCTCAAGCATGTAGTAGTCATGCATGAGTTTAATTGCTTGATCGCTGAGTCGAGAGTCTCTTTCATAATCAATCTTAATCCCAAGATATTGTGTCATAGTATGTCTGTTGCTTTTTCTAAATAGTGTATTGCTTTTAGTAAATCTTCTTTACCACCTTTTTCCTGATAACGTGACACATACTTGATCACATTACCAATCAGGAAACCTTCAAACTGATCTTTTGTTAGAATAGCTTCCATATACTCCCAAGGCTGTATATCTTGCCTTGTGTAGTGGTCACCTCCTACCTGCTTTTGATTCGCTGACATATTGTACTAGCTCCATAAAATGATCAAAGTCTACCACTGCTAGAGGTTTTGATCTGTTCTGTTTAATAACCACAAGAGGCTCATAATCATTGTGTCCAGTTGCTTGGACATAATAGTTGTATACTGCAATCTTTGCTAGATTCTTACACTCTATTGTGTAAGGAAAAAGCTTCCTAGCGGCAGGAGAGAGAAGAACATCCTCTCCGCCTGCACCCATACTAGTGCTCCTTACATCGTCGCTCTCAAGCCCTGAGAATGCCTCTAAGATGGCATCTCTGACAGATTGCTGTAGTCTACGTCCTTTGGCTTTGGCACTCTGTGCCTTTATGCCGGGTGTAGCCGTTCTTGTAGTCTTTCTTTTTGTCCCGGAAGACTTTTGCTTTGTTGAACTTGCCACTATGCTTTGCTACCAAGTTCTGGCGGTTTAAAGTAATCATCATTATATCTCAACATATACAGTAAATGTCCGTTTTCTATGGCTCTTTCTTCACCAAGATGTTCTACAATTATAGACCACATTTCTGTTTCTGTCTTGTCCGCAAGCAGTTTCTCAGCTTTTTTATCACCGATACCGTATGCCCCAATGATGTTGTCTACCTTGTCTCCGGTTAGGAATTGTTTGTAAAAGTTCAGATCACATTCAGGTTTCGTTAAGTAGTATTTGATTTTCTTAACAAAGTTGTAATGCCATCCAACAACTTGATCCAGATCTTTATCTAAAGTCACAATGATGGAGCTATCACCAAGTTCAGTCTGTCGTATTGCAAGCATGTCATCTGCTTCAATACCTTCATTAATGGTGGCTTGCCATTCTTCCTTTAAATATGTTCTCAGAACATGATAATGGATAGGTTTATCTGATGTTCTGTTTCCTTTGTAGGGAACCGTCTGTGCGTAGTTATTCCTGAAGTTGTTTTTACCTGTTAAATGCAATTCCCAAGTCCAAACATCAGGCAGGTCAAAGAGAAGTAAGTCCTCTAAGAATCCTGCCATTGTTTTGATGGCGACACCTTCACTTTCGTTATTGGTAGCAAAGCCAATCCGATAGTTCAGGATATCGGCATCAATTAAAGCATGCATTAGAGAATTTCGTCGTCGTCCGCTTCTTCAACAGGCTCGCCTTCATAAGAGACTAGCTCATCAATCACAAGCTTACGGAGTGACGGTGAAACACCTTCCTTGCCTTTCCAGTTCCAAGAATAGGATGAAATCATTGCAACAGCCTTAGAGCCATTCCCGATAGTGATGCCTTCTAAGACATCTCCATCTGAATCAAATGCCCGGATAGGGTTGCTTGATTTGCAGGTGATAAAGTATCCTTTATCTTCTTTCTGCCGTACTGCAATGCCCATTTCTTCAATGGCCTTTACAGCAGGATCTGACAGATTACACAGGTCAACCTGATATTTCTGCGACATGTCATTAGGCTTGTCAAGGTAAGCCCACATTACGTCAGCTTTAATTTTTACACGTTGTGTGTTTTCCATACCATTCTCCTTTTTTGGTGGTACTTAATATTATAGCACGATTTTAGTGCGTATCAAACCAATTTTTACCGATCTTACTTTCGGCATCTACTGGGCATCGAAAGCCCAAGGTAAACCCGGCTTGTGAGGCCGCATCGCACATGATCTGCGCAACTTGTTCACCATATCTCTCCTCTGTTTCAATCTGTATTTCGTCGTGCACAATCGCAACTTGCTTAACAGGGACTCTGTAGTGCTTAAAGAGTTTGTGCGCTTCAATGTTCCATTGCTTGGCAATAATAGCACCGCATCCTTGTAAGAGGCTGTTGAGTGCCGCATGCTCGCTTCTGACCAATATTCTTCTACCATCAATGCCCGGTACATAGCCTTTTGCCGCCACCTGCGAAACCTTCTCCATAAGTTGTCGTAACTTAGGTGTGTTATTATAAAAACGAAATAAGATTTCATTGCCTTCTTTCGCCCCGCCGCCAACAATACTGCCGACTTTTGATGGCCCTGCCCCATAAAGCGTTGCATATATAAGTGTTTTCGCTTGAGGTCTAGTGATACCTGCGGCATCTGCATTCTTCTGATGGATGTCACCATTCAAAAGCTCCTCTGTCCATTCCTCATCCTGCATGTAGTGTGCAAGACATCTTAATTCAATCCCTGCAAGATCCGTGCCAACTAGTACATGATCATCTTCTACAGTCCATAAGGAACGAATCTCTTGACCGTATGGTTTGTTCACTGAAGGAACCTGTCCCATATTGGGATTACGGTGAGTCATTCGCCCTGTCACTGCTCCGTTTGTAATAATACCTCCGTGTACTCTACCATCTTCTTTCACATGTTTCAACCATGAATCGATCATTGCAACACGTTTCTGTATCATTAAATATTCTGCGATCATGTTAGCTTCTGGGATGTCTACAGTTTCGAGTGTAGATTCATCGACAATTGGTTGACCTTTCTCTGTACGCTTTGTAGGTTTCCAACCAAGATCCATCAGGCGTTCACCGATCTGCTTTCTAGATGCAAGATTAAAGATTGTAACCTTATCTTTTAATCGCTTCTGTGTTTTCTCAGAATATCTTTCCTCCACAATCGGTGGAAAAACAGACTGCACCGTGTCCTCCAGTACACCCATTCGATCTGACAGCGTAGCTTTAAGAAGTGTAGCCGCAGGGATATCCAATTTAAAACCGTTTTCCTCTTGCTTCTTACAAATGACAGCGATCTCATGTTCAATCTTAATGCTCTTATCAGAATCTTTCCATCCACTAAGCTCACCCATAATAAAGCGATAAACATCAACGGTAAGCGCAACATCTTGTTTACAGTATTGCACCATTTCATCTGACAATCCACTATCATAGTCCTCAAAATCTATCTTCTGATTCTTCAGAGCCAGTCCCCATGCCTTGAGGCTGTGTCCTCCTTCTCGCTGTGGATTCAGAAGTCTTGAAAGAAGTAATGTGTCTACCGCTTTCGATTTCGGAATCCCAATATTCCAAAGCTTCCTTAACACCGGTGCATCGAAACCGATTATATTGTGTCCGATTATTTGATCGTATTCCTTTACCAACGGAGCAAGTGTTGATGGCTCTGTATGACATATTTGCTCTCCTGTCTCAACATCCTGAGTCACTGCACACCAAATCGTACTGTGTGTGCTGTTTGTCTCGATGTCCACTACCATTTGTTTCATGCTTATGTCCTACAAAATAACATTTACGTGTGTCTGGATTAAAGGCTAAGACTACCACACCTAATTCTTTCTGTAAAGGTGTTAGATGACTTTTATAGTCTAATTTATCTCTACGATGATCAATCTTCATTGTCTTCACATCGATTAAGGTGATTGTACCAGAAGGTGACATAGCAATCAAGTCTACAGCACCTGTACAGCCACAATTATGAAAGACTTCAAACCCATTATCCCATAGCCAAGTGACTGCGTAGTATTCTGCAAAGTCTCCTTTCCTATTTGGGTTGTGTTCTATGTTCATAATGCTTCCTCGTCAATCTCACGCATTCTACCGGTATCATGATTATAAAGCAATGAGCATCCTTTCCCGGTAATCCCGGAGAATCTATTCTTTAATACACGTACCCGTGTTGTGTTACGTTCTGTTTGATCGTCTGCCTGACCATTACGTTCTAGACCAAGCACCATATCTGATAACTGTGCAATACTACCAGATCCACGCAATTGTGCAAGCGATGTTGCCGCACCTTCTTCATGTCCTTTAGTATCAGGGCGCTTGAGATGTGATACACAAACCAAACTGATTCCTGTTTCTTGAACAAGCATTCTGAGTTTGGTCATGATCTCATCTATGGCTTTTCTTTCATCCCCATTAGACTGAGCAGACACAATGATACTGATGTGATCAACAAACACATACCTACATCCAACGACTTTGGCAAGGTAGCGAACACGATTGATGATATTATCAACATCAGTGGAGCCGAAATGATCAAAGAGATACACACGATCTGTGCCAAGTGTTTGATTAAATGCATCATCTTTTTCCTTCTGAGTTGCTACAATGTCTGGTAGATGTAATGGCTTATCTGCCGCCAGAGACATCAGAGACAATCCAGTACGTCTGGTAGACTCTTCCAAGAACATTAAACCGATGTTGGACTCAGTATTCTGTAAGATATGCCATACAATCTCCCGAACAAACTGAGACTTACCTAAGCCTGAGCCTGCAGTAATGGTGACTAATTCACCCTGACGCAGGCCATAGGTCAGAGCATTGAGTCCATCAAATGGATACATCACATCTGCTTTCTCAATCGGCTTCATCACTGAGTCATAGAGACTTGAGCCTGCCACAATACCATCTGGAGTCCATCTCTCTGCTCTCCAAAAGTTATTGACAAAATCTGATGCACGATTATCTACAAGATATTCATTAGCATCTTTGAGTCCATTGACAGGAACCATACACTTTGCTTTGTGACTAAATAGTTCTGCACACTGTGCTTGAGCTTCTAATCCTACAGCATCATTATCAAAGTGGAAGATGATATTCTCAAATGTATCTAACCAATCATAGTTTGCTTTACAGTCCTTTAAAGCAGACTGTGCTCCATTCCTCACAGAAACACATGCAATAGGATACTTGTCATTACCAAGCATCTGATAGGCTGACATTGCATCAAATTCACCTTCAGTAACTAAAACATATTTACCTCCGGAATTGAATCTCTCTTGACCAAATAGCTCTGGATTATCTTTCCATTCACCTTCAATAGCAAAGTTCTTTTCACCTTTAATGCGTACCTTTGCAGAGGAACCAATAGGAAATACTAGGTCTTCACCTCGATATCCTACACCGTATCTCTCACAGGTCTGCACACCTAGTTTCCTATCCCTAATATCACGATAGATTAGGCTCTGAGAGCTACGTAGAGGCTCTGTACTGGACGATCTAGTTGGTAGTGGTATCACCCTACCAGAATCCTCTTCTTTAGCTCTATGCCCACATTTAAAACAATGTCCAAAGCCACCATCGTCGATGCCATAGCCTCGACTACTGTGACACTCTGGACACTCTAGATTGTATTTAACGAATGCCATTGATCGACCTTTCCTTTACAATTCGATAACTATGATACTGTATAGCACATAGTTTACAAAGTCTATCCATTTCTTTTTCACAGTCGCCATAAGAACCAGATGCTAATTCAACAGTCCAGTCGCAACCTTCTCCACCATATTCCTCTGCGAGTAATAGATAGTTCATTCACAAGCTCCCTAAGTAATATTCTAATTTCGTCTGTGCATGTTTAATTGATGTTGAGATCTGATCTAACTCTTCAGAATCTACATCACCTGTGTCATTGATGTATTCATTGGCAGACTCTAAATTCTTTAGAGCCTTTTCCAATAAAGTGGTCATTGATCGAGATGTTCTGACATCAATCATCTTGCATACACTCCGTGATCAAGTCATCACCAAGCAACCTTGCGGCTGTACTAGCACGTTTGCTGATATAATCCATTCGCTTCTCTTGAATATGACAAAATTCTGAGATCTTCTGAACAGAGTCTGTGCCGATTGGGAGAGTTGATAGGTACTCTTCAAGCTGTTCGATTGAGTAGATATTCTGATTCATGATGGCTCCTTTAGCTCATTCAAATATTCTTGATATCTTTGTTCGATCTCTTGACCGAATAATGTGGAGTATATTGACTCCACTGCAAGTTTGTCAAGCTCTTTAATTCTATGGATCTCTTCGATGATTTCCTCGATGCAGAACTTGAGTGCATCATCATAGTCGTCATCACATCCAGTTTGTTTGTCAATCATGACATCAATATCCTTTTTAGTTCGGCTATCGTTTTATTTGTCCAAGCACTGAGTTGCTTCAGTGTGATGTGTGGGTTACTGTCGTAGAGTTCACAGATCTCTTGATTAGTCATTTTATTCACTCCATTCCATCAACTAAACGCTGAACCAATACATCTGTGTATTGAGTCAAGCAACCATCCACTGCAACTTTTAAGTCCTGTACAGTGTCATCTGCGACTGTACCAAAGAAATCATCTTCTGTCGAGTATTCTTTGATTCTTTGATCCAGTGCCCTAACTAGGGTCACTGTGCTTATTCTGTCCATGCTTTAATTGCCTCTTCTAGGTCATTACAATAGAAACCTGCTACTGCAGGCTTACCTTCCTTTGGTTCAAGCGATTCAGCAATGCTCTTGAATCTGCTGTATCCAAATGTGTCTCCGATCATATCAGCTTCTTCAGCGAGAAACAATGCCCATTGATAGGCTGATTCACCTGTTAAGCCTCCCATGAACTTCTCACGCTGTACTGAAGGAAGTTTACCACTCATATCATATATCCTATCTGTCTATATAGTATCTATTTATTAAGTTATTACAGTAATAATAATTAGATATACATTAATAAACCAATAACATAGTAACTAGTTATCTATATAGTATATCTATATAGTTAAGAGTAATCTGTTTTATCTGCCATGTCAAGATAACTATTGATATCTAAAATATCATTAAAATCAACATCTTCTGAGTCATTGCTAATAGTAGAGTAACAATGGTTACAAAGATCTATGAACTCTCCAGTGATCTGTGACTTTCTTGTAGACTCTGAATCATTCAGTTCCATGTTGCAAGCTAAACATCTCATAATGTATTTCTCCATCTGCTTCATATTAAAATTGAAGATCTGCCTTATGTCAAATCAAATCTATGATCTGCTTGATAAAATACTAGATCTGCTCGATAACTTTAGCACATGTAGATGTTAAATGCAAATGAGAATCATTCGTAAATGCAAATGAGAATCATTTACAAATAGGAATCATTCGCACAATGCAAACCATTCGCATCGGTGAATCATTCGCATTGTAATAAAATTTCAGCAGCCTAAAAATTGGCATGGATAATGCTATTACAAAATTCGTGCCAAAATCCAAATTCAGACGCAAAATATGC